CGGACTTTATGCCCAACCAGTGAGGAAAATTACCTCACAATAGGGTGGAAAGTTCCACCGCCAAGTCCTTAGGACCTGGCAACCCAGCCTACTTTGTAGCCCAGAACGGCATTTCGGGGGCTAACGCCCCCGAGCTGCATAAAGTGCTTCTCGGACTGACGGCCATTAATACGGCCCGTCAGTCCTCGAGGTACACCGTCCGGGACGCCATAGAGGGCTGATGCGAGGATAACATCGGGTCTAAAGAACTTCCAGGGAACCTTCCGGAACCTGGCTGGACGATAGACTTTGATGTATCTGATGCTACTGCGCCAGCGGACTGACCACCGGCTCTCATCGTCGTGCAAACATAGGTCTCCGAGGTCGTTAGGACCACGGCAAGATCGAATGTTCGTTGGTAAAGCATCCAAGATGCTAAACCAAGCACGACGAATAACTTCCGATCGGCATAACGAGTCTTTTGTAAGACGCCGTAAGCCGTTCGCAAGAGAGATGAGCTGTTGGGGTTCATCAGGTGATTCCTTCAAGAAGTGCGGACGAACGTCTACACCCAAAAAGAAATCACCACCACAACTTTCTCTGAAAGGTCCATCAACAAAAGATTTCTCTTTATTGACTTCCATTCCAAAGAAGCTCAGAGTAGCGATCACAGCCTTTGAGTACTCGGTTGGGATGATGATGTCATCGCCGAACACGAAGACATTTTGACCAGCGACCAGGTTTTGCCCGGTTTGGTCTAATGCCATTATGAGAGCCAAGAAGATCAAGGTCTCAAGCTCAAAGGTGAAACCGTTTCCCATACTGCTAAATTTCTCTAGCAGGAACCACTGGTTCTTAAACAAAGTCCTCTTTGACCTAAGGTCGTCGAGAACCCTGAACCAGCGGGGGGGTAATAGCAACTTCACAAGGTTGCTACAAACGGTATCGCTCGCGTTGGAGAGATCCAAGGTCGATAGATGGCCTCTGATGGAGGCTTCACAGGCAACCCGCCTGTGAATATCCTGACCCTTCGTCAAATCGATCCCAGCTTGTGAAAGCCGGTTGCGGATGACACGCCCATATCCGAGTTGGTAAAAGACGTTAATACTAGGCTCAACGGCAATGCCGCGATGCTTTGTGGCGTCTTTTGGGACCGTTGTGAAACGATTCCCTCGAACACGAGTGGGATACCTCTTAGAGGACGAGCAGGCATTAGCCCAGCTCGTGCCACACCAGATGAACTGGTAAGGCCAAGCCTCTAAAGTGACAGTGGGTTCTGATGACATTTTATCGGGGATTGTAGCTAACTTTCCCCTGTCGCCATATGTCGCACCCGGACCAAATCTGCCATCGACATTGTCGGGGCAGGGTCCTAGAATCACGTCGACTATTTTCCGTGCGCGGTCAATATAACTGCACACGCCCTCAACAGTCTCTGGAAGACCAGGAGACAGATAGGGAAGAAGACGAAGATTAGTGCGAAAACACTGCAACTCGGAAGAAAGAAAATTCCCTTCGGCTACGGCCTTACGGTCGAAGCTTGTGGGGAGGTCTTCTAACTTCCGGAGTATGCTTACAGCGGTGGCATCACGCCAGTAGCTTTCAGCATCTAAGTAGTGTCTGGGATCAACTTTCCGGGAGGAAAGTGAATCCCACGAACCGCTCTCATAGAGCATTTTCATGCTAAGTGAGACGGGGCTGGCGAGGTCCTCGAAGAGACGCAGGACCGCTTTTTCCACTGAATGTGGGAGAAAAGCATTTGTCACGTGGTATTCCTTTAAGGATGCGGCCAATCACAAGCCGCAGTCAATGTTACGTAGGTGCGTACCCAGCTTGCAGGGAAGCCTTGAAAAGCGAACTGGCAATCAGATTAGCCAACTGGGCGCAAGCCTCGTTGATATCTGTATCCAGCATCGCCACAGGGACAACCATGCTAGCAGAAAGGTTCGCACGGGCGGCAACATTGATCTTCCCATCTGACCCAGTGGTCAGAGTCGGATACGTTCCGGAAATGTCAATTCGGCGGGCGGTTTGATCACCGTTCCACTTAGATTGCATCCGGATTTCCGGCCGCTGAGCCGGAGCCGTACCGATCGTGTTCGACCTCCAAACCGCGGGGGAACTTTCGCCCCCGGAGGCCTGAACGTTGGTCCACACAATGTCGGTGGTACCGTCGTTCTTTTTGACAGTGATTGCTGCCATGGTGGGCATAGAGATGCTCCTAATGGGAGGGAGAGGGCAGTAGCCTTCACCTCAATTGTTGAACCAGGAGAGAGATAGCAGTTGCTGCTCTCACCGGCGAAACGCCTTTCCAGGGGCGCACATGAAGGGTCACACCCGGGAGGGTGAGGGTCCGATCCATGTAGGTTGATGTATACGTTGCAGTATACCCGACTTCAGGTCTTCCAGGAATGGAAGAAGCAGAGCCGGAAGACTTGATGAAGGTGGTAGTGTAGGGATTCGAGACCGAAAGCCCTGCAAAATCCGTCATTTGGCCCAGAAAGGCGCCAACGTTGACGAACCAATCAGCGACAAAGCTGAAAGGGACCAGCTCCCAAGCGATTGCAAGCGGGTTTATAAAGCCCAGTTGCTGAGCTAGATACAGATTAGGGTTAGTAACCGTAACCTGGCATCCTGCGTGGCAAAAGGTTTTGTCAATCCATTTGACCACGCTACCATTGACGTCTGTTGTCGTCCGACTGGTCGATACAGCACGCCCCTTCCCAGCAATTCTTTTAGAATTGATGGGATTTTCAAGGGTTGAAATGGCAGCTCCGATATCCTTGACGAGTGGTTCCCAACCAAAATGGAACTTTAGGAAATTGTTGCCGAACGCTTTGGCGGTCGGTTTCAAACCCTTTGGAACCACGGTTTTAAGGATCCTACCACACTCCGGAAAGTCAAACCTGTGCAGAGCACGAGTAAACCGCCAGAGTATGATCCCGTCTTGGGCTATCAAGTTGATCGATTGTTTATATTCGGCAACGTTGACGGCCCAGAGGGACGCGTCTCCGATATCGTCTATAAGTTTGGCATACGCTTTCGACTTCGCGCTTGCGACGTCTCCAGTGTAGGGGCCCTCAATCGACGCAATGTCACACTTCGTATATGTGTTCGGGTCGGTGCACCAGAAGGTGTCGACGTGAGAACATAGACACGTGTACAAAAGCGGAAGGTTATAAGGCTTCCTTTGCCTGTACCATGTGACGGTTCGGTGCAACCAGTTCGGGAAGAACCCGAGACCGGAAGGCGGTCCTTTGTAAAGCACTGCTCTAGTGAAAGGACCCGTTATTGGTGCCACCATCTCTACTCCTTTGGAAGAGGGAGAAATGGCTTCCCGGCTTCCTTAAGCCGATAACGTTCTCTTGATGCAACATCCAACACCGGGTCGGTGATGGAATCAAGAGGGCAAACTTCGTCAACCCCCTGACTGCTAAGATCAGGGATGAGCTCCAACAGAAGAGCATCCAACACACTCAGGTTTCGAAGCTGTTCGGATTGAATCCGAAGGCTAAGATTCCAGAGGGTTGTTTGCGATTCTGGAGAAGCTGACACGGTGAAACTCCGTAGTTGAGGAAGAGAAGAGACCCCGTGAG